ACCTATGCTGATTTTAATGAGGCTGCTCCGGGCATGATGTTTATTGAAATGGCTTCTTATGTTGGTGATGTTTTATCTTACTATACCGATTATGCGTTTAAAGAAGGTCTTCTTTATAACACGACAGAAAGAAAAAACATAATTGCTTTAGCAAAATATCTAGGTTATACAACTTCTCCAGCAAAGGGTGCAACAGGACAAATAGATATATTTCAAATATGTCCTTCTACAGTTGATAGTAATGGAAGTTATGTTCCTGATAATACTTATGCTTTGAGCATTCAAGAAAATATGCAGGTGTCCAATAACGCTGGGTCATCATTTTTGACATCCGAAACCATAGATTTTTCAGTTAATACCAGTTTATCCCCATTAACTTCATCGGTGTATCAAAGGGATGATACGGGAGTTCCAACATTTTTCTTACTACAAAAATCTTCTAATATTCGTTCAGGAAAAATAACAACAAAAACTTTTACGGTTAATGCAATGCAACCGTTTTTAAATCTTTATTTAGATGAACCAAACGTTTTGGAAATTATAAGTGTAGTTGACTCTGATAACAATAAGTGGCATGAAGTAGATTTCTTAGCTCAAGAAATGGTTCTTACAGACGTTCCGAACAACGACGCATTTGAAGGAACACTTTCTACCTATCAAGGAACAGTTCCTTATATTCTTGATTATTTAAAAACATCCCGTAGATTTACAGTCAATGTTGATGAAAATAATAGAACATACTTGCAATTTGGAGCGGGAACAGATGGATTTGCTGATGAAATTATCAATTTAAGCTCACAACAAATTGGAGTCGGATTATCCAATATAAGTAATCTTAATATACCTATAGACCCATCCAATTTCCTTAAGAATGACACATATGGATTGGCACCACAAAATACAATATTGACGGTAACATACACAATTGGTGGTGGATTTGAGTCAAATTCCCCGTCAAATTCCATCATTAATGTTGATTCAGTTAATATAAACAATACAACTGACGGTCTTACACCAGAAGAAACGTCACTTCTTAATACCGTTCAAACTTCTTTAAAGGTTAACAATTCATCAGCTACGGTTGGTGGAGCTGGACCTGAAAGTGATGAAAACATTCGTCAAAATGCTATAGCTGCTTTTGCTGCACAGAACAGAATCGTTACACAGAATGATTATCTAGCAAGAGTATATGCGTTGCCTTCTAAATATGGTTCAATTGCTAAGGCACAAGTAATAACTTACAATAGTTTGGACATAAATCAAAATCAAATTTTAACAGGAACGGTCAGTCAAAACAACGTTGCGGTTGTTGATAATAGCAATACTCAAACATATTTCAGAAATATTGCTTTTGATAGAAGTAATCCTTTTGCTGTCAATTTGTATGTGTTGTCATTTGATGAAAATCAAAACCTTACTAAGCCCAATGATGCTTTAATAACCAATCTTTTAACTTACCTGAGACGTTATAGAATGTTAACTGATGGTATCAATATTATAGATGGTTACATAATCAACATTGGTGTTGAATTCACAATTAGTGTTTTCAAAGGATACAACAAGAAAGATGTATTATCAAATGCAATTGCTGCTGTTCAAGATTTTTTTGATATTGATAAATGGGAATTTTCACAACCTATAAATCTTAGTAGTTTAAGATTGGAAATTGCTAAAGTTGAAGGTGTTCAAAGTGTTGTATCTTTGAATATTACCAATCTTACACCACTGACAACTAATGGTGGAAATTATTCTCCTGTAGAATACGACATCAATGCCGCAACTCAAAATGATATAATTTATCCTTCTTTAGACCCGTCAATTTTTGAGGTAAAATATCCAAACAGTGATATAAAAGGAACCACGATGTAATATGCATCACTTTATTTATCCATCACAAGACACATTCATAACCAATGCTGTAGGATTTGAAAATCTGAATTTTGGGTTAGATGAAATATTGCGTGTAGGTATTAAAACTACTACTGTTAAGGTGACATCCCCAACTACAACTATTCCTATATCATCATCGGTATCAAATTTGTGCATATCTGGATTTTCAGGTTCCATTGTTAATTCTTCTCTATTTGGAACATCGTCATTTGCAGCCGGAACAATTACAAGCAGTATTAATGCAAATATAACCGCCTCCAATTTTACAGGAGTATTGACAGGTAGTTACCTTTCAGCATCCTTGTTGACTGGTTCAGCTTTTACAGGCTCACTGATAAATTTTAGTGGTAGTTTCAGTGGTATCTTTAATGGGATTGTTTCAGGTTCTTTATGGACTGATTATTTGGAGTATTTTAATGGTAATGTAATTGGGTTTACAGGTAAAATTATTTCGGGAAGTATTTTCGGTGCTGATATTTTACAAAAACAGAACATAACAGTTTTTGATACAATATACAATAATCGGGCATTGGTTCAATTTGATATAACTGCTATTTCCTCTTCAGTTGCCCGTGGAGATATAGTTAATCCACAATTTAATCTTAAGCTCAATGTAGCAAGAGAATTTGAACTTCCTATTACATACAGTATATACGCCTTTCCAATTTCTGAAAATTGGGTAATGGGTAATGGTTATTTATCGGATGGTGGTTCAACACAAGGAGCTAGTTGGTTATATAGGGATTACTCTGGAGGAACCACTTGGGCTACTACGGGGTCATCATATGTCCAATCATTGTCTGCAACCCAATCTTTTAATTATCAGGTGGGTGACATTAATATGAACGTCACACCTATTGTTAATGCTTGGTTAAGTGGAACTATTTCTAATAATGGAATCGTTTTAATTAGTAGTGATGAATTTGCATCAGGTAGTTCTAATACGAGTCTTTATTTCTTTAGTAAAGACACCAATACTATTTATGAACCTGTGTTGGATGTAGGGTGGAGTGACTTTTCATGGTCAACCGGCAGTGTTGTAACTTCTAGTGTAAATGCTGCTACTCTTTCAGCGGGATTACTTGGTGTCGTATCTGACAGTGGTTCCATTAGTGGTTCGCTTTATGGTGGATTCACCGGATTTGGTAACATAAATGTATCTTCCAGTCAAGTGCCTATCAGTGGTTCTAGTGGTTCATTTACCACCGATTATTCTGCAAGTGGACTAATAGCTATCAGGGGAGTCAATGGATTAATTCTTAGTATGTCCATTGTTGGTAACTTTTCAGGTTCAATTAGCAGTTCTATAGCTACTGTCATCCGAAAATGTCAAAAATGTCATCCACATGCATTTAATGTCGGAATAAATGACTCAGATTTTTCTCGTCCGTTCTATCCATCAGCGGGCGACGATGAAGCTTTTCTTGTCATTGATGGTCAGTTTCCATCACAATATGGTGGCCATCCAAACATTCCGTCATTTATACAAGCCGGATTGTGGTATTTACAAGGCGGTCAAGATCAAACACAATATCAGGGTCATGACATATATGGTTGGGGTCATCCATTTAATGAATTTAATCAATATGATTGGACAAGCGACCACGTTTATCAAAACGAATTTGGCCCGGGTTCCATAACTTTATGCACCCACAGTTATAATTGTGGGCCGTATCAAGTAACTATGTCTTATTTAATGGGAACCTTGCTGGATGGGACTTTGCCGGGAGCTACATTTACTTCAAGTTTAATCAATGGGTATATTCTTGGTTATGGAAACTTAGTTGGTAGTTGGAATGAATCTTTAATAGACGGCACTTATATTAGTGCAAGTTATCCATTCATGCCATTTTATCCTAATGCTATATTTGTGATGTTTTCTGGTAGTTACGTCAATGGCCCGGCATTTGGTGCCATCACTCAAGTTTCGGCTGCTTATGGTGCGTTTGATTATGGTGTATTTGATGGAGTATTTACAGGTGGCCCACTTACAGGCAAACAAATTCACGCACCATTTACGGGAAGTATATTGTCTTCTAGCTATTTTTATACAGGAAGTCTTAATTTTATTTCACGCAGCCTTTCTCCTGTTGATGTTAGAAGTCCATTTGCCACAGTTATTCAAAATATTCCGTCGTCTGTAAAAAGCGGTGATATAATCAAGGTAAATATTTTTGCTCGACCAGAGTTTCCAATTAAAAACTTTAACCGACAGACACAATTTACGCAATTTCTTATTCCACAATACCTGCCTACATCGTCATACTACG